AGATACAGCCACTCACCGTACAAACGGTCAATGAGCTGTCCGCCAATATCTAGCTCGACATACTTGATTAGATTGTAACCTAGACGACCCTGGTCGCAGTTGTAAACTCCGGCATCAAGAACGACCTCAATGTAAGTGGAGTACAGGAGATCAGCATGGCGACCGAGAATGGCAGAGTGCTTGACTCCCCAGTTCGCCTGGCCTGTTAGATTCACACGAAAAGGCTCCATTGCAAAGTTCGTGTGGCGCTTGAACAGACCCTTCCAAAAGGTAATCTGTGGATTCCCTGAAATGTAAGCATCCTGGGCACCGTAGGCAACGAGCTGTAGTAGACCGCCACCCATTTTGTCTTTATATGTTACTTATAATCATTTTTTCCTGAAAACCTCTACTTACGGAGGCGGCGCGTACGACGAGTTCCGCGCTTGCGACGTCCACCCATAGCCGTAGTAGGCGCAGGCGCATCAGGTGCAGGAGTAGCAGCCATAGACGTAGGCGCAGGCGCAGCAGCCGCAGTATCATCAGACGATGATGATGATGAATCACCGTCTGCACCACCCTTGTGCTTCTTGTAGGACTTCTTCGCCTCCATAATCACCTTCTTGAGCCCATCACCCTTCTTGTAGGTGCCACGGCTCTTCATGGTCTTCATCGTCTTCTTGACATGCATTAGCCACTTGTTTGCCATTTTGTTTTAACGCACAGATTTTTAAACGGTCACATCGTAGATGGGAGTTGTTTTCTGCATAGGCTGGAAAGACACTGAAGGATCAGGCAGAGCTGGTTTCTTGTATTTCTTGGGACGGAGAGGACGGAGTGGAGCAGGTTTTAAGACCAAACTGTTTTCTTGGAACTCTCCAATATAGTTCTCCATCGCCGAATCTATAGAACCATAATTCATCATAATCCACTGGCATCCGTACGAAAAGAGTATTTGGGGATTGAAGTTCACTAAATCGTCTCCAATATCAGGAACAACCATAGTAATATGGTTACGGTTATGGTTAATTAATTCATCAGAATCATGAGGTTGTGATGCCTGAGTATATGTCAAGCGCCGTAAGTGAGAAGTAGTCCAGGAAATGTTTACTAATTCTTCCATCAAGGTTCCCTTCACTTCGCTTCCTGAAACAATGATAATCTTACGCTGAAGATTACAGATTGGTTCAACTACCAAATTGCGGCGCTGGTAACCGTATTCGGCATCAAGTAAATAAGACCGGCAAGTTGTTTTCAAAATTTCGGAGCAAGCATTCAATATATTAGTCTTATTTGTATGGAACACCAAGCTTAGAATAAACGGATCAGAAGACACTGGGGAAGTTACAGAGTTAAAAGCTGTGTTTGCAATAGACACGCAACATGCCTCAAACGGAACTGTATTATAAGCATAATCTGTTCCAAGCTTCTGATTCTTCAGTCCTACCACCGGCTTATCGGATGCATCCGCGTAAATATCCAACTCTACAAAACGAGCACCAGACTTTACGACTAAAGGAATAATTTGGTCGGAAACATAGTCGTAAATCTTGGCACCTGGAAATACTGAATAAGCTGAGCTTGCAGTATAAAAATCACACAAACGGTAAGCTGGCGTTTGTGGACATCCCAGAGGTGCTAGCTTTGTAACCTTCTCATACGCTGCAAAGTTAGGCTTTGCTGCAGCCAACGCTTTAGATTCAGAAGGTTCAAATGATACATACAACAAATAACCAATTATAACTATTACTAGTGCTGCTAGAGGAGCTTTCCAGTCCATTGTTATTTAGTCCACGAATTAATAGATCCGATTACAGCCCACAGAAGAATAATGCAAAAAGCAGCGACTGTTCCCATAATAATGTATTCGCGAACACCCATTATTAATCATGCCATGAATTAACAGCGGCAAAAAAAGCATAAACTATTACTCCAATGCACCCTAGAAAAAGCCCCAAATTTATATATCCGCGAAGTTTCATTATACTTTAAAGAGTGCTCCGCGAAAACCACGAACAACCTCATCCGGAATACGTTTATTCATTGGAATACCCAATAAACAGCAGTAATGAAAATACAAACAATACATTCCACACTCTGAGTTATCATATTGGTGACGAGTCTTGTTGTATGTTGTAGCCATTGGTTTGGAATGAATTTTAGTATTATCCCAAGTAAGTTTCCAACGTTTCATTAAATTCATGATTTCATTTGAGGGTTTTTCACCGTATGAATCAAAAAAAGTAATTCGAGGAAATACAAGTTCAGGTCGAATGTCGCAATACAGAGCTATCCAGTGCTGACCTGGACCACTACTTACATCAGTATTAAATACAATTCCAATACGATGATATCCTTTCTTATAAAGTTTTTCAATATTCAATGAACATAGTGAGTTAACTAAACACACACCTGTCTCTGATTGTTTATTAAAATCTATAGGTACCGTTCCGACATAGTAATAGTCAGGAAATAGTGTAGCAAACTGCTTCTCAACTGCATCAATATCTAAAGATGAAAGCCATTCTTCTGGATTCATCTTCCATGAACTGGGAGCATTCGGTTTTGCGAGCATTGAGTTAATAATACACTGAGCGGAACCGGTATCGCATTCATCATGAAGACGCGCCTCAATAGTTTTCCATACAGTTGTGGCCTTACCTTTAGGAATAGGTGTTTCCCTGTTATGTTCCTTATTATAAACTTTACGCAAATTTTCAACTTCCTTGTCGTCGAAGAACATTATATTGAAAATGGATAAGATTCTTAAAACATTAAGAACATCAAGAATGGAAGAGGCAATTCGTGATTTGAAGCGGTGTGTTAGGCAGTACCGTGAAGTAGATGATGAGCTACGTGAGCTCAATCAGGAAGTATACCAGAAAAGGGAGGCACGTAAGATTGTTGAACTGGAGCTTGCTGATCTCATGAAAGTTGATCATTTTCGTGAGTTCAAGAAGATGAAGATCGAAGAGGATGGATCTACAATCACAATTCAGCGTCCTTATGAATGGTCAAAGCCATGGTCTCTTTCGAAAAAAGATCTCAAGGATGTACTTCAGCGATATTTCGAGTCTACAAATGTCCAAAGTGCCGAAAAGTGTTTCGAGTTTATTCTGGAAGCACAGAAGTCCAAGCTTGTGTCGACCGAGTATAATTTCAGTCGCGTAGTTCCTGAGGAAGATTAGCTCCCAATAATGTAATGGAAGCTGCTTCTCCTGCAGTCTCAAAATATTCTAAACGAGAACGCACGCCTTCATCAAAAGTGCTTGAGTCAACAGCTTCAGCAGCTAGTATTCAAAAAGTTCGTGAACAAATTCAAAAAACAGAAAAAAATGAACCCATTGCAGAAATTCCAGATCCCGAATCTTTTGATTTTATTGTAGAAGAGGACGAAGAAATCCTATCAGATTGCGCTATTATTGGACTTAAAGAATTGGCGTATTCTGTTTTTAGTAAAGGAGCAGTCGATAAATATCTTGAAGGAGTTCCAAAAGCAAAAATTAGTAAGAAAATAAGACAGATATGGGAATTAACTGGCATTGAAGCCCAGTGCAATGCTATTATTGGAACTCCTATTAATAATGAAACAAAATGCTGGATATGTGGATTTGAAGTGGATGAAAAAGTAAATGGATTAAAACCCAGTTGCGAACATATTCTTCCTGTAGCACAAGCACGATTCTTTCTTGATTTGTACAATCCAGATTATGAATTAACTGCTGAAAAACAAGAGCTATTATCTCTCGAATATGGATGGTCTCATTTTTTCTGTAACTTAATGAAAGGTTCCGGTAGTTATCTTGAAACGTCAGGTGATAGTAGTTCAAATATTGTTTGGAGACCAAATAAGAAAAGTATACTAAAAACTATAGATAATATTTTAGATTACAATACACGTAATACAGGTGGAAAGCCACGTCATTTTAAGGATAGTAATGATGTAATTTTGACACGTATTAAAGGTAGTCGAGAAGCATGGAGACAGTCGCGAATTGATGATATTATTAACCAAAAAATTAATCCAATACTTGAGTATTTACAGGGACCTCGTATGGAAAGCGGACGTGCCGGTTTAATTATGATAGCTGGTGTTGCATCATGTATGGATGAAAAGAAAATTCGAAGTGAATTTAATAAATTTTTGGAAGTATATAAAACTGATCTCACACGAAAAGAAGACGAAGCAGCAAGTGCATTAATAAAAATAAGTAAGGGGCCAGGACCAGCGTCTGAATCCCCTAAATTTAATGAATGGCCACCTTATAATCCTGAACTTGAGGCAATTTCTCCACCACCATCTAAACGAACTGCTCGAGTATTACCACCGGCCCCCAAAAAGCCAGTTAAAAGGACTGTTACAAAACGAACTCTTCCTGGAAAACCAACAAAAAAGTAAAATGACAACTGCAATTCTTTACAATCCATTCAATCCAAAAAATCGCTTGTTTACCAATACGGATATCCAAGCGATTCTTCTGAAACACGATTCAGATTACCGTGTTCAAAAGAACGAACTGTTTCAGCAAGCTATGGTTCATTCTTCGTATGTAAAGCGTGGAGAGTATACGAGTCCAACTGGCGAATCAGCTCAACTTGCCGAATGCCCAAAACACTGCCTTGGTTTATTTGATGAATCGTACGAACGTTTAGAACATTTAGGCGATTCAATTCTTGGCGCATGTATTTCAACGTACCTCATGAAACGGTACCCTCAGGAAAATGAGGGGTTTATGACTGACTTGAAGAAGGAAATTGTATGTAACGAGATGCTAGGTCAACTCAGTCAGAAAATTGGTCTTGATAGGTTCTATATTATTTCAAGGCATAATGAAGAGGTATGTTCTGGTCGAACGAACTTCAAGAAACTAGGAGATATCCTAGAAGCATTTCTTGGAGCACTATGGACAGACTCAAATAACGATTTTAAAACTATTTACGAATTTATTATCTGTCTGGTCGAGCGGTATATCGATATTCCACGTATTCTGATGAATAACCGGAATTTCAAGGAACAGTTGCAGAAACTTTATCAAGCTAAGTTTCATCATACTCCTACCTATTTGGCACTGACTTCTTCACTGAATTCATATACTATGGCTGCTATTGACGAAAAGGGTAATCATCTTGGTATTGGAACTGCTCCAACTAAAAAGCAGGCCGAACAGTTAGCGGCAAAACAAGCTATTGAGAGACTCTCATAATTATGAAAGGCTGATCTTCTTCTCACGAGGAACATGTCGAACCAAAAGTTCACGTCCAGCACCTGCAGCTTCAGGAGCACCTTCAATAGCGCGAAGAACATCAGCTACACGCTGAGGTTGATCAGCAAATTGTAGAAGCAGCTGAGTCCGTATAGTATCGCGACGGAGAGCAGGGCGAGATGAACGAACAGAACGGCTAAGACCTCCCTTTCCCTCAATCGCAAAATTATCAACCTGATTATCTCGCATATACTTCAGAATCTCTTCGGAACCCTTATTTTTACGATCCTTGAGTTCCTTGATCTGTTTACGAAGTTCGCGTTCTTGATCATCTGCCGCAATCCAGTTCTTCAAAATTTCCTTTACTTTATCAGTTTCCTGCGAGTCCTCTTGGGCCATTTAGCTTTATTATTCTTTCTAGTTGAAAACCTCTTGCCACCAACATACTGACCAACAAATGGAAGTGTTCTTAATTCATCGCGGTTTTTATCAACACTATTAGCAAACTTCTCATACTTTGAAAGCATCTTTACTACAGCAGGTCCAATTCCTGGAAAAAAATTAATAAAATGAACTAAGGCTTGGGCAAAATCTCCTTCAGTGAACGCCAGTATAGATCCAATTGAAGCTGCAATACCAGTAAATACTAATACAAACGCTAATCCAATAGGTCCAGCAATATCAGCAGCAACACCATTTGCACCAGATACACCAGTCTCAACCGTTCCATGAACTGTAGTGCTTATTAGATCATATAAACCATCTCCGAGATTTCTCTTAGCAAACTCTACCGGCATTTGAGTTATATCAATGCCAGTCTCTACTAACGGAGAAATGTTTAAGAAGTCATAGTTATCTTTTAGATACTGCGCAAAACTCTTGATAAGTTCCTGTGTATGTTTTAATTCAACTTCTCCGCCTTTTTGGTATAGTCCACGAAATACATCTTCCGATTGCTGTTCATTAAACATAGGTCGCTTTTTGGCCTTATCGTAAAAAATATCAGACCGAACATCTTCTGCAGAAGA